TCGTTTAGTCCGCAGCTCATATATTATCCTATGGTATAGAAGGTGTAGTAGGTTTACCGAGAGATATTGCTATGTGTTTGTGTGTAGCAAGTCCAACACCAGTAACAGTAAACACAGAAGTGGCTGTAAGCTGTCCTGTAATACTATACATACCTGTGTGCTGTGTAATACCTGTAGTAATACTTCTTGCCCCTGCTGTTGTCTTTTGATAACCAGCATTGATAGTTTGCATTCCGCCTGTTTCCAGCAATTGTGCTGCACCACCTACAAGTTTCTGCTGTGCAATACCTAACAATGACATACTTGTGCCTGATGCTCGGTAATTACCAACCGCAGTTTGTGTCATATTTAACAGTGAAGTGAGATTGTATGACTGTAAAGTAGTCATTGACATATTACCGGTAGAGGTTAAATTGTATCCCCCGGTAACCGTCATGTTAAAACCATCACCTACTGTTTGTGTGTAACTGCCTACATTTGTAATAGAAGTTGTCTTACCAACTCTCATACCATAATCTTCAGTAACATTCACACTCATACCTGTGCCTATTTCAACAACACTATTGCCTTGTATCTTAGTATGATGAGAACCTTCAATATGAGTAAATTTGTTACCGCCCTTACCAGTAGGTTTGCCATTGGCATCTCTTTCCATTCTGATTTCTTCATACATATCGCCTTCTACAAGAAGTTTACAATCACCTTTAATTGTAACATTACAACCGCCTGTTATAGAAACATTCTTACCACCAATTACTATTTCATATTCATCACCGACAATCTTTGTGACTTTAGTTCCGTCTGCCTGTATTTCGTAAAAAGATCCTGAGTTGTGATACTCATGTATTCTGCCGTTGCCAGGTGTATCGTCTACTTCAAACACATGACCGGATTCTGTTTCTGTTACTTTATTAAAAGGATAAACAGAGGTAGTTCCTTCACCGAATGTAGGCACAGTACCTGGATCACTATAAGTGCCTGTGGCTGTAGAACCAAAACGAGGGTGTGGTTCGTCCCAAGAACCTGATGAATAATCAGCGCTTGATATATCTTCTGCTACGGTCTTAACACTTGGTGCCTTTGCAGTAGGTATGCCGGTTGCTCTCTTTTCTCTTTTTTGTACTAGACTTGCGTGTTTTTCTGCTGATGCTCCACGTGCAAGTCTAGACAAGTCAGGTTCATTTAGATCATTGTATCCTACGTCTTCTTCTGTTCTGGGAAACTTGCCATTAGGATCGCTGAATCCAACAGTAGGGTCTTCTATTCTTTCAACAGGAATACCGGGAAGTGAACCGAGAATAACTGGATTCTGTTCATCATCACCATCAGCAAAAAAGCCTACTACTGTGCTGCCTGGTAACAATGCCGGTGTCTCGCTGACACCTGACATACTTGCTGAGGTAACAGGCATCATTACAGTAGCCCAAGGCAAATCCTTTGTGGGAAGTGTTACGGTATTGGCTGTGTGATAACCCAATACTCTGACTTTACATCTTCCTAAATTTTCAGGATCAGCTCTACTCTCTACTACGCCAATCCACATTTTAAACTGAGGTACTAACATATTATTCGCTCAAATCCAAGTTTAATCCATTTTTTACTACCTCTGCTAAGATAGTATGTTTATCAAATCTAATAGTGTGTCTTAGTGCCGTAATAATATAAGGGCCTGACAAGTAAGCGTCTAGTGCTGTACCTGCATCATCATCTTCATTTTTAGATCTCGGAGACAAATATTTAATGTTTATACTTTGTCCTATTTCAATATCAGTTCTTCCAGGTATATTTATTTGAAATTTCATATGGTCTAAACTATTTAGATATGATTTTCTAAAATGTACTCTGTCAGTATAGTATTCTGCTGGGTGCCCGGCCGGCAATTCAGTATTGTCTGTAGTACCATAATCATCAAACAAAGATGTATTAAAAGGAACAAACTCACTGTGCATATAAGGGTTACCTGTAACCCCGCCTGGGATAGGAATACCTTTAGATGTACGAACAAATTCTTTTGCTTGGTCTACATAATCAAAATTAGATTCTGTTAATTTTTTTGTAGTTAAATCGTAGCCTCTAATTGAGTTTGCAAAATAACCAGATGAGGCTCCTTCAATAACATCTACAGTCCTCGGCATATTCATAGATTCTATACGTGTAAATGAGTCCGGAACTGCAACACCATAATACTTCAATCCATCTGCCCTACGAGGAAAAGTACCTTCAACTAATTCTACCACATACTCATCTAAAAAACCATTCCTATCTGCATTTGCACACATTGCCTCAACACTAGAAAAGTAAAAGTTTTTATTTGATTCAAAGAACAAATAGTCAGATCCTTTCAATGATGCACCTCTCACCCTTTTACTGATAAAGGCCATATTTTTAAAGGGAGTCCAGTAATTAGAAACGTATTTTATTTTACTTGCATGAGGAGCATCAGAAATAAGTAGTTCTGTTTTCTTTCCTGGTTTGTCAAATCTTCGGTCTACTTTGATATATTCATCAAATACTTGAGCAGCAACTGCACTAGTCACCCCCGAAAAGTTTTTGCTGATAGTGTAAAGCTGATCGTCAAATCCTTCTACACTTATGAGCATGAGTGTGTACATACTCTGAGTGTCTTTATTGTTTATTCGATTTTCTATAGAATAAACTCTAAACTGTTTTTCTATTATATTTTCAGGTAGGTCATCGAAGGTTGCTGTTCTAAACTTAGCAACCACTAACTCATTTCCTCTAATAGGAAGTCTAGATATTAAGTCAGTTCCGTCTGATATAATGAGATTTGCCGTTAAGCAAGGAGAAAAAATATCTTCAAATAGATTAAACTCTACCATAAAGGTAGATAGATCTATAACCCTTTCGTCACTGTTTACAATCAGAATATCGTCAATTTCAATTTGACCGGCACCTGATATTTTAGTATCATTAGCTTCAGCCATTAACTCACCAGTCGTCTATACTGTTTTGCAAACTCCCCAGCAAATGCTGGCTTTAATAAAAATATTTGTCTTTTACTTTCATTTAAGTCTACTTCATAATCAAAATTTGTAACTGCTACGTGTTCACCTGATGTAACTTTTGCGGCGTCATAGTCTACAATAATTTCCGGGTCAGTGTTTGCTATACTATAATGGTGTATGCCTTCTATATTACCTGCCCCATATTTGGTATTAATGTGATCAACCAGTGCAGAATTTGTTCTTGGCCATTCTTCATATGGGTTGACAATGTTATTTACTAACAGTAGTATCCAATGATAGTTAGGATTGCCGTAAAATTTATCTGCTAAAATCTCAGGAGTTTCACCATCATTTACATAGTATGCATCTAAAGATAAGTTGTTAATCAAAGGAGTTTTGAAACCAGTTCTGATAAAAATATCTTTTGTCAGAAGCGTTTTACCCTCAGGTGTAGGATAAGCAATATTTGGTAAAAATTTGAAATACATTACTTACTGTTCCTCCAGTCTTGAGTAATACCGCCTTTAGTAGTATCATTTTCTGTTTTCTGTCTGACAAGCATTTCGAGTTCTGTGAATTTCAGTCTCATAGTTATTTGAGAAGGAGCGCCTGCTGTTCCCTTAAATGTAGTAAAGTCTGCTCCACCGTATGAAACATCTAGGTTGGTTAACGCACATGAAGAAATTTTATTTACGTATTGGTTCCTTCCAGATTTGTACATATATTCAATGTTAAACTCTGAAGGATAAATCATAACAGTAGACCCTTCAGTAAGTTCTGGGTGCATATGATATTTAAACAATTGAATTATATTCATAACAGCATCAAGTTCTGTCTCGTTCCTTGGTGCAAACGTGTAGGTGAATCCAAAAGATCTAAAATCCATTTGTTCAAACAATTGTTCTCTAAAAGGATTAAGTGTAGTTTTTGTCGCAATGTCAAACACATCACCCAATTGTGTGCCGCCCAATTGTGAGGGAAGGTTTGCTGCACCCTGAATAACGCTTCTAGCCACAGCGTTTGCTGTAGGGGAATTGCCTGCAATAATATTTTGAATAGTGTCACCAATAGCAGACACATCCTCAGGCAAACCAATCGCACCGCTTAAGATACCGCCACCAACTGCTCCCACAGAAGTATTGTTCCATTTTGCACCGTAACTTGCATTGGGTGCGGTTGGGACATACAATTGTATTGAATTCAACAATCTTATTGAATCGTTTGCTTGTATTATTGCATCGGCTATGTTTCTCGCTGCAGGAACTGCTTGATCTGCAGCGGCAAGTCCGGCGGTATTTTTGATAGCACCACTAGATGTGACTTGACCGACGACAGATTTTACTGTTTTGAAAACGCCAAAAAGTAGGCTGCCCGTTACCGCACTATTTAAAAAATCTTTTTGTTCGCCGGACGCCCTATTTTCTGCACTAACAGTTTCGTCTTTTGTTTCTTGTGCAGCCTGCCAATTAGTAAAACCAGCATCAACCTTTGACCTAGCTACTTGACCAGCAGCAGATCTTTCTCTGACATTAATATGAAATATTACACTATGAGGCTGTTCTTCGCTATCACCTACGTCTAAAGGATATTTCCAATTATTAAAGTCCGTGTCAATGCCCGGAGATTCACCATCTTCACTAAAACTTTCTGGGTCTTCCTGTTCCGCCGCGCCACGACCGGCCGTGGTAACACGAAACTCTTCCTCTGGCTGCGCAGGTGACGCAACTGGATTTAAATCTGCATTAATAAAATTGTTCTTGTTGGGCATATAAATAATCCTAAAGATTAGTTTACTTTATTTATAACAAGGATTTATGACATACTCCAAAGAATTACATCAAGGACGGTTTAGACCTCGTAATCCGGCAAAATATAAAGGGGACATAACAAATATAGTATATCGTTCAAGTTATGAATTAAAGTTTATGAATTGGTGTGACTTAAATGATTCTGTAGTTGAATGGGGAAGTGAAGAAATAATTATACCATATCGTTCACCTTTAGACAATAGAATACATAGATATTTTGTTGACTTCTTTGTAAAAGTATGTAATAATAGTGTTACAGAAATGTATCTTGTAGAAGTAAAACCACATCGGTTTACAAAAGAACCCAAAATCCCAAAACGTCGGACTAAAAGGTTTATAAATGAAGTAAAGCAATGGGGAGTTAATCTCGCCAAATGGGAAGCGGCCGAAGAATTCTGTAAAGACCGTAAGTGGAAATTTAAAATTATAACTGAAAAAGAATTAGGATTATGAAATTAGAAAGAGTTGTGTTAGAAGTTGCAGGCGGCTGTAACTATTCGTGTGCTATGTGTCCTCACTCAGATCCCGGTCGTGGCAAAGACTGGACTCGTATTATGCCATTGGATATGTTTGAGGATATCCTGGATCAAATTGTAGGCAAGTACGGAACCCCTGTAATCAATCTCGAAGGCAGTGGTGAACCCACAATGAACAAACGTCTGCCTCTGTACATAGAGGCAGTAACAAGGCGTGGCCTCAAATCTTTCATGTATTCTAATGGCAGTTTCCTTCGTGGTCAGTTTATGCAAGATGTTGTAGATGCTGGCTTAGACTTCATGCGCTTCAGTTTCATAGGCTATAATAGAGAGATGTATAAGAAG